GTTTTGCCAGCAGCTTTAATGTGTACAGCTGTGCCAGTATTTTTTGTTACCATACCATAATGTTTGTCTCCGTTGCCATGGCCATAAAAATCAGCGTGTTGACCGACCTTCATACCTTTTGCCATAGTTGGGTGCATTTTACCCTTGCTACCGAATTCTCTGTGATTTACAGCTTCATCAACAGTTTCTACTTCTTCTTCAACCTTCTTCTTACCACGAAGCATTTTGAAATCTTGGCCATCAATCTTACCATTATGGTTTTTATCAATTTTCTTCTGTCCGCCTTTAAGAGCTTCCGTTACTGTCGCAATAAGATCAGCTGGCAAGCCAAAGTTCTTAGATGTATTCATTGTTCCCTCCTTGATGCCACCTTCTCGGTTAGCTTTTCTTGTTGCTATTTTTGATTTATCTGTATCTTTTTTGCCTTCATCATCACGGTCGTCAGTGTTTGGTTCTAAATCAACTTCTGTTTTACCGCCTTTGATATAACCTGGTTCTACAAGATCTTTGTCGTTATTTTTATCTGTTTTTTTCTTTGACTCCGGCTGTTCTTTTGGAGTGTCTTTACTCGCAACTCCAGCTACTGAATCTTCATAAACCTTACCTAGATGCGCATGCGCACGACGAAGATAATTCTCGCCATGTTCTCTTCTGTTATACGAAGCTATAATATTGCCATTTAGATCTTTAACATGAGCCGTATCACCTTTGTGGTGAACATGTATTTTTTTAGCTTTCTCGTCTAGAACTTCTTCTTTAACAGATCCACTTTCAATATAGTCGGCAACTGTGTCTAGATAATCAGAAGCTTTTGTTATCTTTGACTGAACCCAAGCTTCTAGCTCGCCTTCACCTTTACCCATTTTAGTCATTAGTCTGTCGATAGCACGCTTGGCTGTTTCTAACTCGTTACGAGCCATACCGTATTCGCTGTCTTCATCAATAATTTTAGTTTTAATACTAGCCTGTTTAGCTAACTTAGAAGTATCATCTTTGTTATTATCTGTTGGACGACCAACATTAGCTTCTTTCTTTCGAAGCTCTGTGTTACGACCTTCGCGAATAACATCAATAATTTTCTGTTCTAGTTCCCAGTAGGTTTTCATCTTACGCCTTTATAATGCTACGTAGCATCCAGCCATGTTTTTCATGGGCGTCGATGCGATCTTGAAGGAAATTTGCTAATCCCATTTTCTTGTTTGATTCAGCAAGAGATTGAGTTTTTGTTAGTTGCTCGATAAGAGTTGCATTATCACCAGTCAATTTAGTCATCATTGCCATAGCAGAAGGAATATTCATTTCTTCTTTAACTACTGATAATTCAGAATAACGCGACAAAGAAGCTGGAGCATATGCGTCTAATGTGCGTAGGTGTTCGGCGATTGGATCAACTGCGCCGAAAGACTCTTCCCAAAGACCACCAAGAAATTCGTGATACTGCGGAAAGTTTGGTCCTTCCACATTCCAATGGAACCCATGCGCCTTCAAATAGAAAACGAATGTGCTAGCCAATGTTACCTTCATTTCTTGAATAAGATTATCCATTACCCTTAGCTTTCTTTAATGCAGCTTCAATCTTTTGAACTTTAGCTTCAGCCGCTTCTTCAATAGCTTTTGTTTTAGCTTTTAGTTTTTTTGTCGCGACTTTAACTTCTTCTACTACTTCAACAACTTCAGCTTCAATTTTCTTTTCGACTTCTTCAACCTTAGCTTCTGCGCCTTTGAGACCAGTCATAATATCTGACTCTACCTGTGCTACAGTTTCATGCACAAAGAAAATTCTATATACAATTAATCCAGCAAGTCCAACGCCTGAAGCAATAAGAATAAACTCAATCATATTAATCTCCTATATTTTATTTATCTTTACGTTTAATAGAAATAACGTTGCCTGAAGAAGGTTTACGTTTCCCTCTTTTTGCTTTACCTACGTCTGTGTCATGATGAAACGCAGACCCAGCTCCTCCAGGAACGTCAACATGATTACCTCTATGAATAATTCTAGCGTCATGACCATGGTAAGCTATTTTAGCTTTAATTGGAGCGAGGTGTTTTGTCGCCCAAGCTCGTTCGACGTCATGAGAATCAATATCGCGAGGACCTTCAATTCCACGTTTTTGCATATTTTTTGTTGCGAATTTAGTTTTAATAACTTCGCCTTCTGTAAGTCCGCAATGCTCTTTAACAACTTTCTTAATTGTTGCGAGAGTTTGTCCAGGTGTTGAATTTCTGTAATTATTCGTTAATGTATCAGTGCCAACAAAACGATTAGAAGGCTCGTCAACACTCTTCGAAGCTTTCTCAGCTCCAGTATATTGTTCGCCAATTTTTCTACGAGCAGTTGAAGCGAACTTAATCATTGCAGCCATATCACGCTGCTTGTCTTTTTTTCTTTCGTCTGCACTTTTGATATTTAGATCAGCAGTTTCAGTCTGTGAATTTTTCAAGGCTGATGCAGTTGGTGCGCCTTTTGATCCTGGCTTGCGCATATGTTCGCCGGATCCGTGTTTAATTCTATTTCGTTTAGCATGGATATTATCCCATAAGCCACGCTTTTCTGCTAGATCTTGATCTAATTCCATTGCTGCACCACCTGCAATAAACGAGTTAACTCTATTGTAAGCAATTTGTTCGGATAAATTTTCTGAATATCCTCTTTGATAAACTTCTTTCAAAGTATCAAAAGGTATACCAGATTGTTCGGATTTTTTGAACAGGGACATTACCTGTTTGGTCGACAGGGCTACGACAACCCCTGGTTGTTCCACAAGAACTAGCTGAGGACTAGATTGGAGACTTGTATCGTTTTCTAACATTTGGTGTTTCCCATAGGCTTAACCAAGAACAATTGCAGGGTTGCCGTAGCTTTCTGCAGACGTTCTATTTATAGATTATTTCTTTTTAATTGGCGGTTTTACTGGTTTTGGTTTAGGTAATCCACCCTGTACATCTTTCATCATCTCGTCTTTTTCTTTAGGACTCATAGTATCAGGTGCACCAGCGTGGAATGTTTTACGATCATTAGCAACTGCAGCGGCTCTCATCTTAGTTCCTGAGATACCTTCTGTTCCTTCAGCATCTGGATCTCGCGAGCCAGCAGAGTGAACTGTAATCTTTTTAAAATTATAATGACCATGTGCAGAAGTTTGACCGTTATACTTATCTAATAGATCCTGATATTGTTTAACTCTATCTGAACCAGCAACGACGTGCAAATGTGTTGCGCCAGCCGCATGAGCCTCTGCAGCTTGGTGAAGAATATTAGGTCTTGTTGGTGTTGAAGTGGATACGTTCGCGCCTGGGAACGCTCTTTTCGCATGCTTTAGTTTTTGTTCTGGAGTTAATGGGTTCTTACTATCGTTAGAATGCGAAAATACGATAGAGTGCGTTCCCTTAGTCTTATCAGCATTTTCCAAGGCTTTTTTGATACCCTGTTCATGCCCCTTAGTAATGGGCTGTCCACGCCCGAACCAGATAGTATGATGTTTCTCTTCTGGTTTTGCTCCGCTTTCCTCAGCGTTTTTCTTTGCTTGCATTTTACCCTTCAAGAAATTCTGACGAGAGAATTCTTTACGGTCAACAAACTTTGTCATATTGCCTTCTTTGTCAACGCCAACAGCTCCTTCTGGAGCAGTAGCTTCGCCGCCAATAGAATGACCAAACTTACTATTTTTTGCCATCACATGCGTGAGAACATCTTTGGCTTTCTGTAGGTTCTTGTGAACTTCCAAAGCATTTTGAAAATCTCTCTTATGTTTTACGATATGAGAGATTACATCTGCATGCGCCTGTGATTTCTTTTCGACAGTTTCTGGGCGTTTTAACTTGGCTATTTCTTTGTCATGACGATCGTTGAGATGTTTAATATAACCATCAACAGAAGGTTCGCCGCCAGTTTTAATCATATTATTGACATGGGCTTCCATATCAGTACCATGTCCACCCATAGTTTCCATAGCTTCTGGACGCATTTTTTTGTACGCCTGACGAGCAGCTTCTCTTGCTTCTTCAAATTTTGTTTTTTCTGCAGAAGTATAATTTGCTGGATTTGGATTTTCTGTAGGATCGATATGATTAACGTCTGGGTCTTGTTTAAATTTTTCTCTTGATTCTGGCGTCAAAACACCAGCTTTCATATTTTCTAGATCACCTTTACCTTTATATTCAGTATGGGTAACGATACCTAGTTTTGATCCTTTGATTCTTCTGCCTTCAGCAGAATCAGCTGGTGAAGAATAGGTAAGAGTGTTTGGAGTAAAATGATGCTGACCGCCTTTGGTCGAAACATCGCCTTGACCATACATCAAATCACCCTGATACACACCACCATGCTTTGGCATAATTTTAGGTAGGTGTTGAAGAGCTTCTTTTAGTTTCGCTACAAGACCAGGAGCATGTCCGTGGTTCGCTTCGATGTCTTTATCAGTATAATTGATCTTTGGGTCTTTATTGAAAGCTGACTTGGTGGCTACGAAAAATTTACCCGTTTTAGGGTGTTTGCCATAAACGATAGAAGGAGCGCCATCATACTTGGTAGAAAAATGAGTGTCGCTATCTTTACCTTGTAGATGATCATGAGCTGATTGGAGAAATTGATCTGCACGTCCAATACCTTCGTGACCGCCATGAAGCACTTCATCTTCAAGATGACGAAGGTGGGTAAGTTTACCTTCTTTACTGCTGGCTGGCTTTTCGGTTTCTTCTTTTAGGAACTGTGCAAATGAAATCATTTTTACGCTTTTCTTGATTTTATGATCGTTTGACCCGTTTCTGGATAATGCTGAACATGATGGGCGTTAAATTCAACATCTTTGTGTTTACCCTTGAGAGAAAGAAACGAATCTAAATTATCTTTAGAATCATCATAAAGATGAACCTTCTTGTATCCCTCTTTATTTATGAGGTCATGGATCACCTGCTTTTTCGCTTCAGCTGGTTTCTTTCCAGTGTTTCCTGCTCTACGCACGTGTATCTGACTAATATCGATACCGAACTTTTTCATAACATGCGCAAACTTATCCTTGTCATCCATATCAGAACGAGCAGTTAGGATTTCGACATTTTTGTTATTTTTATGAATAGCCTTAAGCTTGGCTATCATTTTCTTGATTGGGTGAGCTGACTTAGAAAACACATCAGCCGATTTGAATTCGCTGAAATCATAGTTGTGACCAGAAGGTAGCTCATGAGTATTGAACTCTTGATTTGAAAGAGTTCGAACTTTGTTGCCTTCTTTGTCCAGTACATGTACGCGAAGCTTGGAATGATCGTGGGCAAAGAGAGTTTCGTCCATGTCGAATGCGTGTAAGGTTGGGTGTTCTCTATCGAGCATTTCTACCACCATATGGTCTTTGAATGTTATCATTGCTTTTTCCATATTTGTATTATACCCTGTTCTAGTAAAAATATCAATGGTCTGGGAGACCATTTTTTGGCTCTTTCGTTTTGACCATCGTAAAGCCGATTCTGTTGTTCGTTGGTCTTGGCATGCTGCTTGGCGAGCCGAACACGAACGAACCTTTCGAGAAACTCTTGACTGTATATTTGTATCCGCTAGAAGAAGGATCGAGATATATCTGATTGACTGTTAGCGTAGTAGCTGCTGCCGTGAGCACTTCTTTTGCACCATTTTTATCGTCATTTAACCACTTGATCAATTCTGCAGTAATTGGATAATGAAGAATTCCCCAGACTTTTTCTTTACCCATTTTTGGTGTTTCGATCAATCTTTTTGTGACGGTTTCATTCATGTTTGGTGTGTAGCCAGATTTATCGAAGAAATCTCTACATCCCGCCATAATACCTTTATAGCTACCCCAATGGTCAATGACATATTGTAATTCATCTGCAGAAGGAACATCACTGCTTACAGTCATACTGCTATCTTTAATCAATTTAATTAATGCAGTATAACCAGGAGTTTTTAAAAACTTAGCTGCTTTCAATGGGCCAAGGTATAAACCATTTTTCTCTTCAGTTGAAATAAGCTTAATTACCTTGATAGCATTTTTCATTTTTGGAGAAAGATCATTGTTCTTTTCCATAGCTTCAATCGCTGGCATCAATGAAGTGATAGAAGGTTTACCACCCTGACCAGCTTTTGCTGAGAACTTTTCTTCGAGACCGTCTTTTCTAACCATAATGTAATCAATAAGTTTCTCATTACCTGTTGGAAATTTTACAGATTTATATAGTTTGCAAACTGATAAAACATATGCTGCGCCAGTCAATTCACCAAAATCTTTCAGTATTATGTTTATTTCTTTATCAGTTAAACGTATTGCTGGTTTAGAAATATTTGAAACACCTCTACAAGACGATTCTAAAAGATACAAACAAAAATCTTTAATTGCTGGAGGTTTTCCATTTAATTGGCTTGTGATTCTGGATTTTAATGTTGTTAACGATACTGGATTATCACCTAATCCAAATTTAGAAGGTATTAATTCTTTATCGTTGACTAGTTGTTTACTCATTATGAGTTATCCGTTGTTAGTATTATATGTTATTTATATTTTTGCAAACAAAAAGGGAGGACCTTTCGATCCTCCCTCAAACAGATTGATATGGTTGAGCGGAACCCCACCGTTTTCTCTCAACTATTCCGTAGCCTAATTAGCCTCGTGCCTCATACGTTAAACGTAAAACATATCATTTCTGTCATTATTTATATATCTTACCGAGAAAATTTGATAGTATTTGAAATATTTTTTACTAAAAATGATGGAGTCCAACCATCGAAACCACCACCAAGATTAAGATGACGCATGAATGCTCTAGCTTCTGAAAACTTATCACCAGGAAATGACTTGATGACCTGATTAGTTGTCTCTTCAAGGATATCATACATTGACTTGTTTTTACCCTCAACGAGATTATAATTCATTTTACGCTTGCTCATTTGAACCCCTCAAATACGTTCTTGTTAAATTTCTGCTTTGGCTTATTACGTTCAATATCTTCGGTCATAAACTTACTAGAGTCAAACACAGACTTGTCTTCGTCTTTGTCTTTCCTTTTCTTCTTAGGACCATCAAGGATATCTTCCTGCGCAGACTGCTCTACATCGTATAACCGCATCTTGCCGCGATCCACACCAACAACAAACTTAGTAAACAACCCTGGATCATTATAGCGATTTTTGAGCTGTTTAACCATAATTTGACTGTGGTCATGAAGTGTTTCGGAGGTGATGAGTGCAAACATAAAATCAGCTGTGGCTGGGAGTCCAAAGGATTCTGACGTATCTTCCAGTCCCACGTCGCTGTTCGAATATCCGCTTCGAGTTGTTTGAGTCGCAGAGACGATAGGAACATTAAACTCCACTGCAAGTCCTCTGAGTTCTTCGGCAATTGCTTTGATAAGGGTATAAGAATTGACGTTGGCACCATTTTTAATCCTCGACGACATACAAATGTTAAGATAATCTATGTAAATGATACTTGGTTCAAAATTCTTTTTCAACTTAAGTTCATTTAGAAGATGGCGGAAGTTAGCAGAACCAGCGCAAGCTGTAGGATATTCCTTGATGATTAACTTACCTGCAGTTTTGTTACGAATACGCGAGACCTTTTTTTCGTAAACATCTTTAGGCAACAAAGCCAATTCACCAATTGGAGTATCAAGCAAGTTGGCGTCGATACGTTCTGCAATCTTTTCTTCCGCCATCTCCATCGTAATGTACAGCACATTCAAACCTTTAACAAGGTTAGATGCTGCACAATGACACATAAACAGTGACTTACCTACTCCCGTGCCCGCGAGAGCAATGTTGAGCGTTTTCTTAGGCAACCCACCATTGGTCGCTTTGTTGAGGTAGTCGAGATCGAAGGGGACGCGATCTTCTTTCCTGTGGTAGAACTCATAGCGTGAATCCGCATCCTCAATGAAGTCATGACCAATATGTGTGTCAAACGATACAGCAAGTGCATCTGAAAGGATCTGAGGTATTGACCCCTTAGAGGTTTTCCCAGTGCTGTCATCAAGAATCCCGATTGACGCCATGATCGCATTATAGATTGCTTTGTCTTGGCAGAACTTTTCTGTTTGGTCCATGAGCCAATCGATTTGAGTTTCTTTGTCATGTACAAGCCCACTAATTAGTTCCTTAGATTGTTTGAAAGTTTCTTCGCCGATGCCATCTTTGTTTGATAGATCAATAGCCAAAGCTTCTTTAGAAGGGAACGCATTATACTTATCTACGTATTCTTTGATGAGTCGGAATACAGTTTTTTGATCCTGCGGTATGAAATATTCCTCTTTGAGAAAGGGTATACATTTGCGACCGTATTCTTCATTGTATACCAAACTCCCAAAAATCGCATTTTCAATCGCCATGTCCACTTATTCTCCCATACATCTTTACAAAATTTAGCCAACCTCGGTGAACCTACTTCCACCGAGGGTCTTATTGGTGCAGTATAATCTAGTTTACATGAACTAGGCTGTTTCTGATACATCTTCATCGTTCTCCATAATAGCGCCCATAGCCATCTTATATTTGTTCTCAATATACTTGGCAAAATCAGTAGACAAAAACATTTCTTTCCAAAAAGCGCCATTGTCTACGATATCGCCTGCTCGGAACGAAGGCGTACGAACTTCGCCTGTCTCCTTATCTACGGTAGCATACCAGCCGTTTTTAGGCTTGACCAGATAACCGCCATCAAGAGCAACATCAAGAAGACCAGACCACCTGTTAATACCACCATCAAAACTGACGGTGATTGGGATTTTGGATTTTTCTCTAACGTACCTCGACTTCTCCACATTAATAACGAAGTGATATCCCGAAATTCCATCTGCATCTTTCTCCTGCTGGCGACCTAGAATCCATATGTTGTCTGAACCATAATATGAACCTGTACCACCACCAACGATATCTTTGGGATACAAACCAATTTCTTTATATGTATGATTGATTACAGCCATAGGAATATCCTTCAAAGAAAGATGTGGCGTAATCATACGGAATAGAGACTTGAGCTGCTTAGCACGAGTCATGTCTGCAACGCTCTTACCATCAAGAGCATCATCAACTTCCTTCTTTGAAGCGAGATTACCGATTGAGTCAATAACAATCATAACGTGGTCTTCACGTGTGATGCCCTTGATCTGAGCCATAATGTCAAACTTCAATTCCTCAACATCTGTAATAGGGGTATGTACTACAGAATCGAAAGGAATATTAAAAGTGCTAAAATATGACTGAGGAGTACCAAACTCAGAATCATAAAAGAGAATAATTCCATCT